TCCAAAGATGTAGCCGATTGTTTCAATCATTAGTGCGATTCCTGGATTACTAAATCCTTTTTGCGTTTATCCTCGTAAGTTTTGACAATCTTTCCGCATTGTTTTGTTAAGCGCCCATATTTCTTTTTAAAGTCTTTGCTCATGCTTGGGATGTTTTCCCTTTCCGTGCTGAGCAATCGCCTGGCCTCGTCTATCATTTTTTTATGCTGTGTCATCTTGGGTCTCCTGTATTTTTTCTATAAAAAACTCCATTCTGTTTAAATTGAGTTCTCCTGTTTCTAATTTCTTTTCAATAATTTCAATTGCTTGTTCTTCTGTATCGCAATCATCAATTTTTACTGCAATTTTAACAATATAATTTTCATTCCATATGTTCATCTTTCGTTCTCCTCTAGGTCGTCAATATCTAATCCTTCTGCAAGATAAGAACAATCGTAATTTTTTACATTATAAGTAATTACTTTGCCTTCTTTATTTTTTAAAGGATTACCTTCATCATCTAATCTATAAAAAGTTATATCCCAAACTGAAATACTGTTGTATTCTACTTTATTTTCAACTGTCATCTTCGCTCTCCTTAATAATAANNTATTTGGTTAAATACAATTCATTAGTTTCGCAATGACATTCATCACAATTTTTTATGTCTGCTATTAATACGCTCATGTTTCCCCCATTGGTAAATTTAAAAGTTTATCGATTCTATGCTCATCTAGTGAGATAAAGCGCAAGATCTCTTCTTGCTGTCTGTGTGTGTAGCTGTCGAAGTCTTGTATATACTTTTGCGGATTGTCGAATAGATCGCGCAAGTATTTAATTATTTCGCGCCTTGCAAATTGCTTAGGTGTTAGATTATTTATTTTCACAGTTCCCCCCTTAGTTGTTGTTTAAGATTTAATATTTCCTCTTTGTAATCTCTATCCTGTAAGTTACAAATTTCTTTAAAGGTTTTAGCCTTTTTGATTTCTTGTAAATCTAATAAATAATCCTCTATAGATTCATTCTCTGAATCAATTAAAAGCATTTCTATTATTTGATCAGATCGCTCTTTTATTTTTTCTTTTAATGCTAAGTTGCTCACAGTTCCCCCTTGGTTTTATAAGTTTTTAAAATGGTTTTGACTTTATTAACTAAGTCTTGGTAATTTTTCGCGCTGTATCCGTTAGCCTTGAATAGTTCCAAGGCTTGCGGATTGATTAGCGGGTTATCGTTGGTGTGCGCTAAGAACCAGTTTAATAATTCTAATTCTTGGCGGTTAATCTTTGGCTTGCTGAAGTTGTATCTAGTTACGCTCATTAGATCACCCATGAAATAAGGGTTAATAAGGATGCAAAGAAAAATATTATTATTATATTCTCCGTAATTGTCCGCGCTTGGTTTGACCAATGTTGCGGTTTTCTTGGCTTGTGTAGTTTGTGTGCAAAGTCTCTCATTGGATTTTCTCCTCTAAATGTCCAATTAATTTGCCATACTTACTAAAAAGATAATTATTCATTTCACAAAATTCTATTTGATCTTCTAAATCCCATTCTGCGAAATAATCATATTCAATAATCATTTCGCCATCATCGTTAAGCTCTCCTGTCTCAGACTCAAAAGGCGAATCATACATATAATTTTTGAATACATCTTTGGCTTTATCGCTTAGCTCTTGATATTCGTATGCTCTGATATTTATTAACTTACTCATCTATGCCACCTTTTCCAGTTTATTAACATAATCAGAAACAATCTCTTCGCCTATGATGTAGGCATACATATTTACAACTCTTTCAGCATCGCTGAAATCAGTTGATACTTCGCCAAAGTTAGATTGCTCATACTCTCTAATATGCTCTATAACATCAAAAACTTTATCGCCTAACCATTGCTTGGCTTGGTAAGTGCCTATGATGTAATAGTCAGTATTGAAAGCATGGTAATGAAGATCATCCTTATTCTCTTCTATCCATTCCGCATCTTGATCATTAATAAAATCATCAAAATATTCTTTTATTTCTTCTCTTTTATAATCCATTTTTTTACTCTCCTTTAATAAATGGGTTGCTTATACCACGAAAGCCCCGAAAAGACGGGGCGCTAATTCGTGGGGGGTTTTTAGATGGTCTGCCCGTATTTAATCCAAGAATCATTAGTTAAAATATTATTTTCTTCTAATAACTTTGCTAAGTCTTCAAGATCAATCTTAAACATTCTTCTAGCATCGCCAATTGAATAATCGAAATATCTTGTTTTATGCCTTGCTACTTCTTCGCCGTCTTTGTTGTCAATATATCCAAAGATTGTAAATGAGCCATCAGAGTGTTTTTCAACACCGCCCGATAAGTATTCTTCTAAGTTCTTGGTTTTCATTTTTACTCTCCTTAATTAGTTAATGAATACATACCAATATATACACATTTTCACACATTGCAACATATTTTAATAAATTAATTATGGGTTTTTGTGTAAATCCTTTAATATAGGGGCATAAGGGAACAATAATTAATTACAATTAATTACTAATAAAAATGAATTATGGAACAAAAAACGCCTAAAAAGAGAGGAAGAAAGGCTTTAATTCTTACACAAGATCAAATTAATCAAGTTGAACATTTGGCTGGTTTAAATATGGGAGTGATGGATATTTGTCGTTCCCTTGGTATTTCTTGGAGTGCCTTTGATAAGAACCGCAAAAAAAAACAAGAAATAAATGAAGCATTAGAGAGGGGAAAAGCGAAAGGATTAACAAGAGCTACATCTAAACTTATGGAAAAAATAGAAGATGGCGAATTTCAAGCCATCCAGTTTTATTTGAAATCAGCCGATAAGGAAAGATGGGCGGAAAAACAAGAACATACCCATACTTTAAATCTAAGCGAAATAATCTCAAGCGCCAACGCGCGCATCATCGAACACAAAGGCGAAGCGCTACCCAGCGCGCGCGAAGAAATAGACATAAAACAATTAAACAAGGCTAAGAACTCATGAGAGCTTGCGCGCGGGGTATTTATCTTCTCCCTTGTACCTACCCACGCGCAGAGCGCGCGAAGCTCACAGCGCAACTCTCCGCGCTTCTGATAGCGCGCTCACCTTTTGCGCGGATGCGCGGATGATTAGCAAATGACCCCCCCTTTGATTGTGCGGTATGTAGTACATATATATATACTAATGAACTAATTTTTTTTAATTTTTTTTGAATTTTTTTTATGAAATATAAAGCCGAAGACGAGAAAAGATTAATGACCGAAATATGGTCAGTCAATGTAAAAGACGATCCATTAAACTTTGTTAAGTTTGCTTTCCCTTGGGGAATGAAAGACACCCCCCTCGAAGACTTTAAAGGGCCTCGTAAGTGGCAGGAAAAAATTTTGCGAGAAATGACAATCCACATTGCTAGAAATGGCACTAGGGATTTACCAGAGATGTTTAGAATGGCTGTAGCTTCAGGTCGTGGTATTGGTAAATCTGCTTTGGTTGCATGGATCATTCTTTGGATGTTATCTACAAGACTAGGGGCTACCATCATAGTAACCGCTAACACCGAACAACAGCTTAGAAGTAGAACTTGGGCTGAACTTGGTAAGTGGATGACTCTTGCAATTAACTCTCACTGGTTTCATAAAACAGCAACCACAGTCAAACCAGCACCTTGGTTTCAAGAAGCGCTAGAGCGCGACCTTAAGATTGATACTGGTTATTACTACGCGCAGGCGCAACTATGGTCAGAAGAAAATCCAGATGCCTTTGCGGGTATTCACAGCTCCTACGGGGTCTGTTTAATCATGGATGAGGCTTCGGGTATACCTTCGCCCATCTACAGCGTATCCGAGGGTTTCTTCTCTGAACCAACATCTAATCGTTACTGGTTTACTTTCTCCAACCCGCGCCGAAACACAGGCCCATTCTACGATTCCTTTAATAGCAAAAAGCGCTTTTGGCAGAATGTACAAATCGACTCGCGCACAGTCGAAGGCACAGATCAAAAGCTCTTCCAATCGATGATCGAACAATATGGCGAAGATTCCACAGTCGCGCGTGTGGAGGTCATGGGCGAGTTTCCTAGCGCAGACGATGATACTGTCATACCCATGGACTTAATCAATGCTGCGGTGGACAGAGATGTCTCGCTGACTGCGAATGAACCCATCGTTTGGGGTTTAGATGTTGCACGCTTTGGTGGGGATAACAGTGCGCTGTGCGTGCGGCAGGGAAACACTGTCTTAGAAATTACATCTTTTGCCTCCATGGACTTGATGCAACTTTGTGGTGTCGTTAAAAATAGATTTGATGAGGCTACTGTCATGGAGCGACCCCAAGAAATATTAGTCGATGTGATTGGACTTGGTGCTGGGGTGGTTGATCGATTGCGTGAGCAGAATTTACCAGTGCGCGGGGTGAATGTGGCGGAAGCTCCAAGCACGAAAAAGAACTATTTAAACTTGCGTGCTGAGTTATGGTTTGCGATTAAAGATTGGTTGGCGCAGCGTGATTGCCGACTTCCTATTGATGATGAGCTTGTATCAGAATTAGCTGCGCCTCTCTACAAATATACTTCGACTGGAAAAATAAAGATAGAGTCAAAAGATGAAATGCGCAAAAGAGGAATAAAATCTCCCGACAAAGCAGATGCTCTTGCGTTGACCATGGCAAGTTCGGCTGCAAGTTTTAGTGGAAGCGAGAGTTATTTCGGTTATAATTTCAAAAAACCTTTAAAATCTCGAATCATTCGAGTGGGATAGTTTTACATGGCAAA